ACAGGGATCCGACAAAGCAAGATAATAAAAATATGCCGTTTGCTTCTATGTATATTTGCATGGAGACAAAGATGATATTGGCAGAGAGTGGTTTCCAGGAACTGCCTTACGTTGTACCACGCTTCTTGAAGGCAACTGGAGAAGTGATGGGGAGATCTCCAGCAATGGTTGCGTTGCCAGATGTTAAGATGATAAATCTTATGTCTAAAACAATCATACAAGCAGCACAAAAAATGATAGATCCTCCACTACTTGTGCCTGATGATGGGTTCCTACTCCCTATACGAACCCAGCCTGGGGGTCTCAACTTTTACAGATCAGGTTCTAGGGATACCATTACACCATTACAAACTGGTGCAAATATACCTATTGGATTAAACATGGAAGAGCAAAGAAGGATGGCTATTCGTTCTGCTTTCTTTGTTGACCAGCTTCTAAGTGGTAGTCAACCTAATATGACAGCGACAGAAGTTATCCAAAGACAAGAAGAAAGAATGAGAGTTATAGGTCCTGTTCTTGGCAGGTTAATGAATGAGATGCTAAGACCTTTGATTGATAGGGCGTTTGCTTTGATGTTGCGTGCTGATATGCTTGCAATACCACCAGAGATATTGCAGGGAAGAGATATAGATATTGAATATGTATCACCACTTGCAAGGGCACAGAAGTCTAGCTCTGTTAATGGTGTGATGAGAGCATTAGAAATATTGATGCCACTATCACAATCATTACCTGTTGGTGACCATATAGATCCTGATGGATTGGTTAACTATCTAACAGAAGCATTAGGTGTTCCAAAGAAAGTATTACGACCACAATCATCTATTGATGAGGAAAGAGAACAGCGTGCAATGATGCAAGAAGAACAGATGCAAAGACAAATGGAGCAAGAAGATGTTGCTACAGTTGGTCAAGCTGCTCAGGCTGTAAGAATGGTGGGTGCAAATGAATGACCAGATAGCACAGCTAAAGGTTATGTATCAGGATACATTTAAGGATAATGCAGGGAAAAAGGTATTGGAGGATTTGGAGTTGCGTTGTAACTGGCGTGCTTCAAGTTATGTAGCAGGAGATGCCAATGCTACAGCCTTTGAAGAAGGTAAAAGGGCAGTCATACTACACATTTATAACATGATGAAAGAGGAGTAAATATGTCAGAACAAGTTGCTGAACAGGTAGCCGAACCAGTACAGCCTACAACGCTGGAAACACCAGCAGAGGTTGCACAAGGTGGGTCTGGTAACAGTTTCATTGAAATGATACCAGAAGAATTAAGGGAGCATCCAAGTTTATCACCAATCAAAGATGTTGGTAACTTGGCTAGAAGTTATGTTAACGCACAAAGATTGATAGGCAGTGATAAAGTTCCATTGCCTAAGAATCCAACAGACGAAGATTTAGATAACATTTACAGTAGGTTAGGCAGACCAGAGACACCAGAAGGCTATGAACTGCCTGTTGATGGTAATGTTATTACTGAAGATATTGCTAAACAATATGCAGATATTGCACATAATCTAAGGCTTACACCACAGCAAGCACAAGGTGTATTAGATTATTACAAAAGCTCAGTTGCACAAAGTGCAGAATCTGTACAACAGCAAGCAGAACAGCAGGCTGAAGCTACAGCAGCAGAACTCCAAAAAGAATGGGGTCAAGCTTTTGAGCAGAAGGTAACGGCTGCAAAAGAAGTTGTTGAGCAGTTTGGTGGAACAGACCTACTGCAAATGAAGTTGGAAGATGGCACAATGATTGGCAATCATCCAGCTTTTATCAAAGCATTTGCTGCTATGGGTGAGTTTAAGTCTACTGTAACAAGCGAGGATACTGTATCTGAGAACGCTTCAAACAGAGCTTACACACCACAAATGGCACAACAAGAAGTTGATGCAATTATGAACGACAAGACACACGCCTATTGGAATAGAAAGGATCCTATAGGAAGACAACGTGCTGTTGAACGTATGCAAGAATTGATGGGATATATTCATGGCTAATGAAATAACACCACAACAAGATATCCGTTTGGAATGTTTACGGCTTGCAGTTGAGCATGGAACACAAAGAGATGTGTTGCATCCAGAGAAACTTGCTGATATATATTACGAATGGGTTATGCAGGGTAGCTTGGCAACAAGTCCTCAAGACAATCGGAAAGACGATAGCCTAAAGTCGGCTCAAAAAACTAGGAGTGTCCGTAAAGGGTAGCACGCTGCAAACTAAATCAAATGTAACTTTTACGAAGGAGACTTAAATGTCATCACAAGTAACTACAGCATTTGTCCAACAGTATTCTGCTAACGTGCAGATGCTATCTCAGCAGATGGGAAGCCGTCTAAGAGATGCAGTTCGTGTGGAGAATATTACTGGTAAAAATGCTTTTTTCGACCAGGTAGGCGTTGCTACTGCTCAGTTGCGTACCACTCGCCATGCCGACACACCACAGATGGACACACCTCACGCAAGAAGAAGAGTGAGTCTAGCTGACTATGAGTATGCCGATTTAATTGATGACCAAGATAAGGTTAGAATGTTAATCGATCCTACATCTTCTTATGCACAAGCTGCTGCTGCTGCAATGGGAAGAGCAATGGATGACGTTATCATCTCTGCTGCACTTGGTACAGCTTTTACAGGCGAAACAGGCTCAACATCAACATCTTTCCAAGCTGCAAATCAAATTGCAAATGGAAGTGCCGATATGTCTATTGCCAAGTTAATCGAAGCTAAAAAGATTTTAGATTTAGCTGACGTTGACCCATCAATACCAAGATATATTGCTGTTGGTCCTAATCAGATTGAAGCTCTATTAAACACAACATCAGTAACAAGTTCTGACTTCAACACAGTCAAGGCACTTGTACAAGGTGATGTGGATACATTCCTAGGCTTCAAGTTTATCGTAACAAACAGACTATCGATTGCATCTAATATCAGATCATGTTTTGCTTGGGCAGAAGATGGTATTGCTTTAGGTGTTGGAAAAGATGTTTCTGCAAGAATAGATGAGAGAGCAGATAAAGGTTATGCGACTCAAGTTTACTACTGCATGAGCATTGGTGCTACTAGAATGGAAGAAAACAAAGTAGTACAAATCGATTGTGATGAATCAGCTTAAGGGGAGAGTGAATAATGACTACAAAAAATTCAACACTTGTAGCTAACTTTGAAGCTAGTCCTCAAGTTGCAAGTAATGCCCACGAGTTACATGGCGTTGTGCGTGTAGCTCAAGGTACAATCGCATTAGCTGCTGGTGATAGTACAGACAATGATATTGTTATGCTTGCACCAATACCAACTAACGCATCTATCACATCATTAAAGATAGGTTCAGATGCTTTAGGTGGCTCATGTACATTTAACGTAGGTCTATATACATCAGATGGTACAGTTGTAGACGAAGATGCTTATGCAACTTTAGTCGCAGACGAAGGTGCTATGACTGACGTAAGAACCGAAGAAGCTAATATCAACACTGTTGGTCAGCAGATTTGGGAAGATGGTGGTGCATCATCTGATCCTGGTGGATACTACTATGTAGCTGCAACTTTTTCAGCAACTGGTGGTACAGCAGGTGATATGTCATTCATCATAGAGTATGTTGTTAACTAAAACCATTGTGAGGAGCAGTTAATCTGCTCCTTACTTTCAGGAGTTTGATATGCCGTCAGTAGTAGATATTTGTAACGAAGCTATGGATTTACTTGGTGCAGCTACAATAACTGCATTAACGGAAAACTCTAAAGAAGCACGACTTTGTAATAGAAGATTTGAAACAGTAAGAGATGCCGTTTTAAGGTCACATACTTGGAATGTAGCTATATCAAGGGCAACACTAGCAAGAGATAGTGATGCACCTGCATTTGGATTTACTTTTCAATATACATTACCAACAGATCCTTATTGCTTGAGGGTTATTTCTTTTTGGAATTCAAACGTAAACAATGATGTTGCAGCTTATGACAGCAACGTGATGTATAAGATAGAAGGCAGAAAGATACTTTCTAACGAAGGTACTTGTTCTATAATATATTTAGCTAGGGTAACAGACACAGAACAATACGATCCTTTGTTAAGTAGCACGATTGCACATAGACTTGCATCAGAGACAGCTTACGCCATTACAGGCAGTAACGCTTTGGCACAGTCAATGTATTCTTTATATCAGGCAAGATTAAGTGAAGCTAGAAGCATGGATGCACTAGAGGGTTATCCAGAACAACTACAGGCAGATACTTACACAAACGCAAGGTTCTAATATGGCTAGAGTATCGTCTATCATCACCAACTTCAGAGCAGGTGAGATATCGCCACGATTAGAAGGTCGTATTGATTTACAAAAATATAATGAAGCCGTAAAAGACTTAAGCAATATGATTGTATTTCCACAGGGAGGTACAACAAGAAGACCAGGTACATACTATGCAGGTAGTAGTAAAGATGGTGGCAAAGTAAGATTAATTAACTTTGAATTTTCTGACGAACAGGCATATGTACTAGAGTTTGGTGCAAACTATGTAAGGTTCTTCAAAGATGGTGGGATACTTACAGAAGCAACAACAAATATCACAGCAATCACAAAAGCAAACCCAGCAGTTGTAACGGCTGCATCACATGGACTAAGCAATGGAGACAGAGTGTTTATTGCTAGTGTTGGTGGGATGACAGAGGTAAATAATAAAGAGTTTACTGTTGCAGGAGCTACAACAAATACATTTCAGTTGTCAGGTATAAATAGTTCTGCATTTACTACCTATACAAGTGGTGGCACTGTAGGAAAAATAGTAGAAGTTACAACGACTTACAGCGTAACTGATATATTTGAGATTAACTATGCACAATCAGCAGATGTATTGTTTCTTGCACATAAAGACCATGCACCTGCGAAGCTAACAAGAACTACAGCAACTAGTTTTACTTTAGCAGACATAGACTTTGTTGATGGTCCTTGGTTAGATGAAAACATTACAGCGACAACATTATACGCTTCAGCAGACACAGGTTCCGTAACGCTTACAGCTTCTGCTAGTTTATTTGCAAGTTCTGATGTGGGAAGATTGGTTAGGTTTCGTGAGATATTAGAGATACACCATGACGAATGGGCAGCATCTACGAGTTATGCAGATGGTGTTACAGTTCGTTATAATGGTCATGTATATGAGCAGGTAACAGGTAGCACGCAAACATCAGGTAATACACCACCAGTACATTTAGAAGGTACTGAAACATATGGTGCGTTAGATTGGGAATATAAGCATGATGGTACTGGGTACTTAGAGATCACTGCATTTACAAGTGCAACTGAAGTAACGGCTACAGTTAAAAATGCCACAGGTGTTTTGCCAGATCATGTTGTTGGTTCAGGAAATGCCACTAAGTTATGGTCATTAGGAGCATTTGGTGGTGACCAAGGATTTCCTAGAGCTATAGCGTTTTATGAGGAAAGGTTGTATTTTGCAGGTACTGAAGGTCAGCCACAAACAATATTTGGCAGTGTATCTGCTGACTTTGAGAATCATACACCTGGTACAAATGATGATGATGGAATAAATGTTACCATAGCATCAGATCAAGTTAACGTGATAAAGCATCTATTACCAGCTAGATTCCTACAGTTATTGACTACAAGTGCTGAGTTTACCTTATCAGGTGGTGCAGGATCAGAACCAGTGACACCTACGAATGTTAACGTATTACGAGAAACAACTTTTGGTACAGGAACTGTAAGACCACTGAGAGCTGGTAACAGTACAATACTTATACAAAAGGGTGCAGAAAAAGTAAAAGAGATAACCTTTGATTTAGACACAGATGGATTATTAGGTGTTGATTTGACTGTTCTTGCAGATCATTTAGCTAGAGGTGGCTTGACTGACATGGTATGGCAGCAAGAGCCAGAATTACTGTTATGGTTTGTACACACTGATGGAAGGTTAATAGGTCTAACATATGATAGAGCAAACGCTACAGTGGGTTGGCATGAGCATAGTTTAGGTGGCAGTGGTATAGTAGAGAGTATTACAGCTATACCTAGTGGTGCAGAAGACCAAGTTTATCTTAGTGTCAAAAGAACAATAGATGGCTCGACTGTAAGACACATTGTATATCTTAAGTCATTATATTTTAATGATGATGTAGAAGATGCTTTCTTTGTTGATAGTGGCTTGACATATGATGGATCGGCTACAACGACCATTACAAGCCTGAATCATCTTGAGGGTGAAACAGTAACTATTTTAGCAGATGGTGCTGCACACGCTGATAAAACAGTCAGCAATGGTACAATTACATTAGACAGGAGTGCATCTAAGGTTCATGTTGGCTATGGATACACATCATTGCTAGAAACATTGCGTATGGAAGCAGGTGCAGAAGATGGTGTTGCACAAGGTAAAATAAAGAGGATACATGGTGTGACAGCTAGATTCTTTCAGACTGTTGGTGCAGAGCTAGGTCCTGATACGGATAATCTTGACAGATTGCCATTTAGAGATAGTAGTATGGCTATGGATCAAGCTGTTCCTTTATTTACTGGGGATAAAGAAATATCTTTTCCATCAGGCTATGATAATGATGCAAAGATTGTTATAAGGCAAACACAGCCATTGCCAATGACAATATTAGCGATTATGAGAAGGTCTAATACGTTTGATGCTTAAATTTAAGAAGTTTGAAAAAAAAGACTTGGATTTGATTGAAACAAATTTTCATTTTCCAGAAAGCTCAAAAGCAGCTATGATGAAGGAAAGTTGTTTAAGTGCGTACACAGCAATGCAGGAAAGTAGAGTATTTATGATTGGTGGTGTATACGGATTGTGGGAAAATGTAGGTGAAGCCTGGTTTATGATGTCCAAGTATGCTTACGATATGCCGAGATCAGCAGCTAAGTATTCCAGTTTGCTATTAGATCATGTACAAGAAGACAACGATTTAAAGCGTATACAGGCAAGCGTTCATGCAAATGACAAGCAAGCCATTAGATATGTTGAGTGGTTGGGTTTTGAAAATGAAGGTTTAATGAAGAAGTATGGTCCTGATGGATCAGATTATTATCGTTTTGCGAGGGTGGCGTAATGGCAAACAGTATGTATGCAAATGATGCACAGGCTTCTACTTCTAGTGGAGGTGGAGGAGGTGGCTATGGAGGATATGCTGCTGCTTCAGGTCTTGGTGCAATCATGGGATTTAAGGCGAGTCAAGCTGCTGCCAAGCAAGCAAGATTGACTGCCGAGTATAATGCTAAGGTAGCAGAGAATGAGCGAATATTATTACAGCGTTCTGCAAGAGATGAGCAAGTAAGATTGCGTGAAGGCTCAGATAAGTTAATTTCAGCACAAAGAGTAGCTGCTGCTAAATCTGGTGTTGTTGTTGGTACAGGAAGCAACCTGCTTGCGTTGCGAGATACATATATGAACACAGAGATGGATGCTATAGCTATAAGATATGCAAGCAGTATACAAGAACAAGCAAAGACTGCACAAGCAGCTATGATTAGAGCAGAAGGTGCATCAAGAGCATCTGCAATCAAAACACAAGCCTATGCTAATTTGCTTGAGTCTGGTGCTAAAACTGCAACTTTGATGGGATAAGATATGCCGAAGATACCTACATATGACCAACTTGGACAAAGAGTAAAAGCACCTACCACACAGTTTGGTGTAAGGGCAGATACGCAAGCATTTGTTGGTGCCCAATTAGCTACTGCTGATTTGTTTAAAAAGGCAAGTGATTTAGCTCTCGAATTTGGTATGAAGGAAAAAGAAGAAAATACAAAGGCTGCATTTGCTGAATTGAAGACACAGTATAACAATGAAGTAAATGATGTTATCAGAAACAGTAAGGCTAGAAGCACACTAGAAGCTGAAAATGAATTAAAAGACTTTAACAAAAAATTTGAAATAAATTACTCAAAAAAGAATTTAACACCTAATGAGTTAAAATCTATTAAAACACAAATGGTTTTGCATCAAGGTGCTAAGATGCAAGTTGGTAAAAATTTAGCGTTTGATAGAGGTAGAGATTACAATTCTACACTTCATAAAAACGCAAGTGACAATTTGATTATAGAAATTAGCAAACAGCCTATAGGCACTCCTTTGCGTAATGCAATGGAAGATGAGCTAAGAGAAACAATTAAAATAGCTAACGAAAATGGTGAAACTAAAAACTTAACTTATATAACAGTTGACCAGGCTTTTAATGCTATAAAAATAAATGATTTTACCATTTTGTCAGAAAACGCTCAAAGCATTGAAGAAATAGAAGAATTAAAAAATAATCTTGCGAATGAAAGGTTTATGCCTGAAACAAGCCTTAAATTAAATGCGTTATTAGATGCACAAGAAAAAAGAGTTCATGGCGAATATGCTGATGCTATTACAAGAATGATATTTGTTAGCAATGACAAGGCTTTAACGAATGACAAAGAGTTTGATAAAGCAATACAAACTTTAAATAAATCAGAGCCAATGGAATTTGTAAACGACAAAGGTGTTACAATTAGAGTCAACCCAAAAACATTACCTGTAAATATTTTAGAAACTATAAAAGCAAAAACACAAACAAGAAGAAACGAATTATTATCCAAAGAAATCAATGACATAAAAGTAAGTCTTAGTGCAGAGGTTCAAGGCAAATCTTTGTCTGAATTAACCCAAATTAGAGATAATATAGATGCCACAGGCAAAGATAGGTACAGACCTGAGATTGAAAGTTTTGCTTCTAGGGAGCAAATGAAACAAATTATTAATACAGAAATCAAAGATAAAGCTAAAAGAGCAATAGCAGATTCAATTACAACTATAGACAACATATCATCAGACTTGCGTTCTGATGGTGTTATTAGTGATGATAATAAAAAGAAGATAGATGATGTTTATAATACTTTTATTTTGGCAGAAGAGTATAAAAAAGCAAATGACTTTCAAATGACAGTTAATTCGGAAATAAAAGCATCAAGTGCATTTCAGTCAATTAAATTCAGCAGCAAACAGGCATCAACTGATAAACTTAATGAGTTGAAATTTAATTGGCAAAAGTCTGGCAAAAAAGAAGATGAGTTAGTTTACAATAGTTTTAAGGCACAGGTAGCTGTAAGAGACAAAGAAATAAAAGATGATTTTATAGGTTACTATCAAAGACAAAATCCTAAAGAGGAAATCACAACAGACAAAATGCTTAGTTTGCAAGCTGAGATGGGCATACCTGCTCTTGAGAGAAGGGTTACTTCTAACGCACAATTAACTGCGTTTGAAGCACAGTTTAATGAGCCAGGTATTTCGTATGACCAAAAAGCAAAAATTGGAAATGACTTTATAACAAGTTTTGGTGCCCATCAAAACAAAGTTTTACGTCATTTAATAAACACAGGGAAAATAACAACTGTAGATAATCTTTTGCTTGCATACCCAAATGATGTAAGGATTAAAGGTGTTATAACTGCCAACACACCAGCAAATATAAAATTAAATAAAGATTCAGTACAGGGTGTTCCAAAAGCTGACAGGGAAACTGTTAGTTCTGAAATGTCTACATTATTCAGTGATTATTCTATAAGTATAGTTGGTGGTGGGTTTGATGATGTTCTGAGTGGTGGTTTTACTAAAGGCAGAGCCAATCACATACAAAATCTTAGAGGTATAGCAATTAACACAGCTAACTATTATTTAAGAGAAGGTTTGGTTTCTGATCCTACAGAAGCAGCAAAAAGAGCATATAATGAAGTTGTTGGAAATCATAACACATTTGTACAGGTAAATAATATTCCAGTTAGGTTTGGTATAGAGTACGAGCCTGTGGCTAATTCTTTAGCTGATATTTTAGAAACATCTATAATTTATAATGTTGACTATTTAAAAGAAACTGTAGAAGCACCACCTGCACCACCAGGATTAGATGATGCAGCAAAAAGCAAATGGCAAGAACAATATTATACAGACTTAAAGTCAAGAGGTACTTGGAGAACAACAACAGATGGTACTGGTGTGTATATGGTAGATCAACTTGGTAACATGGTAAAAAGAAAAGATACAGCTATGGAACCTGGGGAAACAGGTGGGATGGCTCCATTTATAACTGTTAAGTTTGATAGTTTGGCTTTAACATTAGAAAAATATAACGAAATACAAACTGGGCAAGGAACAATACAAGCAAAGAAAACAAGATTGATCGATCATTTTAAAACAACTGGGCAGTTATTCTAATGGTTGGAATGTATATACCAGAACAGACGGATGATCCTAATTTAACTAATCAATATTTTGATCTAGCCAAAGCTGGTACTTTAGATGTTTTGGGTGCGACATTTCAAGAAACAATGTATTACAATCCATTAAACGCCTTAAATAGATTGGCAGAACAGTATACTGGGAAAGCAGATGCAGGAAAAGTAATATCTAAAGATGATTGGAAAGAAAGCGAATATTATAGAGATGGTATACAGGTTGATGACAACGGCATCAAAGAAGGATTAGCACAACTCTTAGCCGAAAGAGTTGATAGAAGGCGTGAGTTTCAAATAACTTTACAAAGGTCTAAAGGTGGTTTTGGCTTGGGTGCTGCTCAGTTTGGTGTTGCTATAGCTGGTAGTTTCCTTGATCCATTAAATGTGGCGAGTGCGTTCATACCTGCTGTTGGTCCAGCTAGAGTTGCATCTATGGCAGCTAAAATGGGTAAAAGTGGATCGAGAGCAGTCAAAGGTGCTGTAGATGGTGCTGTTGGTGCTGCCGTATTAGAGCCATTAATTATAGGTGCTGCTGCTGCTGAGCAAGATGAAAGCTACACTTTATTAGATAGTTTCTTAAATGTTGCTATAGGTAGTGCATTAGGTAGTGGACTTCATGTGGGATTTGGTAAGATATCAGACAGAATAAACAGAACACCACCACAAACAAGAGCTAGAGCAGAAAAGACATCAATAGGTCAGGTTCTTACTGATAAACACGTTCAAACAGATCGTATTATTGATGAAGCAGAAACGACAACAGTAAAACCTGAAGCAGAACAGGCTGACACAATTACAGTTTACAATTCTGATGGTGAGCCAAGAGTAGTAGAAAAAGTTAGGGTTGATGATGAGGGCATCATTACTATTAAAGATACTGATGGCACTGAAAAGGTTGTGGATCAGAGTGATGTTGTAAGTAAGTCACCTTATGATGAAGACTTTGTAATTGATATAGATAAAGATGGTAGAGGGTTTTCTTTAGAGGAAATAAGAAATTATAAAACCAAAAAAGATCGAGTAAAATTTTTAGAAGACTTAGACGAAAGAATAGATTTAGAAATTGAACTTTTAGAAGAGGGTACCACAGTTACAAGTGGTATTTTCAAAAAAAAGAAAAAGATTATTATAGATGAAACAGAAATATCTAGACTAAAAACTACAAAAAAAGCCATAGAAATAGAGTTAAAACGATTAAATGGCGAAAAAATTGTAAGACCAAAAGATCCTATAACAAATCAAACCACTGAGCCTGGTGCAAAAGATACAAACACAACAGAAGAAACTGTAACCACACAAGAAGGTGCAGAGTTAACACCACAGCAAATAAATGACCAAAGAGATTCAGCTAGTATAAGTCAAGACAAGTTAGGTAGATTAGATGAGTACGCAGACAAAGTTGATAAAATGGATGCAGACACTGCTGATTTAGGTGAAATAAAAGCTGAAGACATTGAAGCAGAAAACGAAGCTATGATGCTTGAGTTAGAGGATCCTGAGATAATAGAATCATTACCTGATGTTGCAAAACAAACATTACAAAAAGCAAAGAAAGCCATGAAGGAAGCAGATGATGCAGCAGAAAAAGCAAGGGTTTCTTATGACAATGCAACAAAAGTAGGTGCCCAGTGCGTTATTAGGAGTAAAAGCTAATGAGTTGCGTAGATGAAGTCTTAGATGCTGCAAAAAGGGCAGGTATAAATTTAGGAGAAGATGAAGCTCAAGAAATAGTAGCAATACTTGAAAATAAATTAGCAAAAAGAATGGCTAATGCAGGTGCAGATCAAGACTTAGATCTTTTTAACCTAGCAAAATCAATAGCACAACAAGCAAGAATTAACGCAGCAATAATGAGAAAGACCAGGCTTTTAAATATGAGAGCCTATACCAAGATAATGACTAAGTTAAAAGACAATCCTGATAATCCAGGACAAGTCTTAGAAGCTATATTAACAGGGGATATTAGAGTTATTGATGATGGCTTGGGTAGTATTGATAGAAGACAGCAAGCTATTAGCTTAGAGTATGCAGGTCAGTTAGTTGCTGCATTGAGAAAAAAAGATTTAGAAGCCTTATTTAAGTCAGGCGATTTAGATGAGTTGATATACAAAGCAATGTTTGATGGTCCTGATTCTCTTGATCTTAATGTTGCTGGTGCAAGAGAAGCTGTAGAAATAGCTGAAATTGTACAAAAAGTACAAAAACAATTACTACAAAGAAAAAATAGAAATGGTGCCGTAATTGGTGAGCTTAAAAATTACGTTGTTCGACAAGGGCATGATCCAATAATCTTGAGGAAAACAGGCAAAGATAACTGGGTTAATTATATGTTGGAGAAAGATGGTAATGGTGTTTATGTAAGATTAAGTGACCAAACATTTGAAAGTAAAAGCCAGTTTAAAGATGGCGTAGAATACACAGATGAACAATTTATAGGCGATATATACGATAATTTAGTTTCAGGTCAGCACCAAAAAGTTGATGGTGGTGACAACATGGGTGACAAATTAGTTGGGTTTTCTGGTCCAGCTAACTTAGCAAAAAAGCTAAGTACATCAAGAGTTTTGCACTTTAAGGATGGGCAAGCAGCATATGATTACGCACAAAAATTTACAAGGCAAAGTTTTAGCGAAGCTGTTGTAAATGGTATTTTGCATGATGGTCAAGCTATTGGTCTTATGGAAACTTTTGGCACAAATCCAAGAGCTATGTTTGATAGAGTTTTAAAAGATGCACAAGAAATAAATAAAACTAATTTAAAAGCTAGAGAGACAATCAAAACAAAAAGATTAGAAAATCAATTTAGAGAACTTGACGGCACCACAAGAGCAAGAGGGTCAGGTAGATTATTATTAGGTGGTACTGTTGATTTTGCTGGTATAAACGCAGCTTGGCGTATGTTACAAAACATGGCAAAACTAGGTGCAGCCACAATATCTTCGTTTTCAGATATAGCAACAAAGGCACATTTTATTAACTCAAGAACAGAAAGAAATATATTCACATCCTATTTAAGGGCATTTAGTGACATATTTAGAAACTATAGTGGCAAACAACAAAAAGAACTAGCTTACTTGCTAAACGTAGGTGTTGAAAACTTTTTAGGTGATGTCCATTCAAGGTTTGGCTCAAACGACAGTTTGCCTGGTATGATGGGTAAAGCACATCAAATGTTTTTTAGACTAAATGGTATGACATGGTGGAACAATGCACAGAAAACTGGCTTAGCTAGGATGATATCAGCAGATTTAGCCATGTATACGAACAGAGCATTTGATGAAATACCAACAAGAACAAGACTAAATTTACAAAGATACGGAATAAATGCAGAAGATTGGGCAGTTTATAGCTCTATGGAAAAGAAAGCATTAGATGGAAATGATTATCTAGTTCCTGCTGCTGTTGATGATGTTGATCCTTCTATTTTGGAAGCAGGTGCTTTGAGAGAAGCTAATCTTACAAGAAAAAGAAAACTAAAGAAAGTTACTGATGTTGAGTTACAGAGATACAAAGATAATCTAAGAACAAAATTATCTTCATATTTAACTGATGCAGCAGATACGGCTATCCCTACACCTGGTGCTAAAGAACGTGCTATTATGAATCAGGGCACTGAAAGAGGTACAGTGTTAGGTGAAGCAATAAGGGCATTGATGCAATTAAAAGGTTTCCCAATAACTTATGTTACCAAGGGGATGTCACAGCAATATCATGCAAAGAAACAGGCAGGTCAAAGTGGTATATATGGTGTGGCACAGATGATGGTCGGCACTACCATTATGGGTTACTTGTCAATGACAACAAAAGATATATTAAAAGGCAAAAGTCCAGCAGAAGTTTATGATGAAAGAGAAGGGTTAAATTATAAAACATTTGTGAGAGCATTTACACAAGGTGGTGGTGCTGGAATATATGGTGACTTTGTTTTTGGTGAATTTAATAGATTTGGCAGATCACCATTAGAAACATTTGCTGGTCCTACATTTGGAACAGCAGCAGATGTATTAAAGTTATATGCTGCTTTAAGGGATGGCAAAACAGATCAAGTCACAAAAAACGCATTTAGAACCTTGGTATCCAATACACCATATATTAATTTATTTTATACAAAAACAGCTTTAGATTATTTATTCTTATATGGAATGATGGAAAAAACAAATCCAGGTTACCTTTCAAGGATGGAAAGAAAGATAGAGAAAGAAACAGACCAAGAATATTATATATCTCCATCAAAATCAGCAGTTAGGTTTTAATTTGATTATTTTAGCAAAAAAGATTATAACGTAAAAATGAGGTAGTTATGACAGTTAGTAGCACAACCACAAAAAACAGTTACAGTGGAGACGGAAGTACCACTACGTTTGCATACGCTTTCAAGATATTCGCAGATGCAGACCTTACTGTCATACTAAGATCGGCTGCTGGTACTGAAACAGTACAAACTCTGACAACAAATTACACAGTTACCAATGCAGGTAATGCTAGTGGTGGCAATGTTGAGTTCGTAACTGCACCTGCTAGTGGCGTTACAGTCGTTATAAGACGTAACATGGCACAAACACAGTCTACAGATTATACTGCTAACGATCCATTTCCAGCAGAAAGCCATGAAGATGCACTAGATAGGCTTACATTTATTGCACAACAGCAACAAGAAGAAGTCGATAGAAGCATCAAGCTATCAAGAACAAATACTATGACATCTACTGAATTTACAGTGGGTGCAACAGCTAGAGCAAATAAAATACTAGCATTTGATGGCAGTGGAGAGTTATCAGTTACGCAAGAGCTAGGTACATTCAAAGGCACAGATGCAACAGTAACAACAGAAGCATATGTTGTAAGGGATATCATCAAATCAACGACTGCTGGTCAATTAAACAACGTATATATCTGTGTTGCAGATGCAGTTGTGGGTGATTTGCTAACAGACACAGACCATTTTGAGTTATTGGTAGATGCAGTTAGTGCAGCTACGAGTGCTACAAACGCAGCTAGTTCAGCCAGTGCTGCATCAACCAGTGCAACTAATGCAAGCAACTCAGCATCTACAGCAGCTACAGAAGCATCTAATGCAGCGACTAGTGCAACAAATGCAGCTACATCAGCAACCAATGCTTCTAATGCTCAGACAGCAGCAGAAACTGCACAAGCAGCAGCCGAAGCAGCTTTAGATAACTTTGACGATATATACCTAGGAGCAAAAGCAAGCGATCCATCTGTAGACAATGATGGCGATGCACTTAATGCAGGTGACTTGTATTTCAATACCACCAGCAATAACCTCAAGGTATATACTGGTTCTGCATGGGCAGATGCAGCACTAACTGCTGCTGATTTTCTAACTGTTGCCAACAACTTATCAGACTTAGGCAGTGCAGCGACAGCAAGAACTAACTTAGGATTAGGTACGATAGCTACACAGGCATCAGACAATGTATCTATTACAGGTGGTTCTGTGACAGGCATCACAGACCTTACCATAGCTGATGGTGGTACTGGAGCTTCATCAGCAAGTGCTGCACGAACAAACTTAGGTTTAGTTATTGGTACTGATGTGCAAGCATTTGATGCTGACATTGTAGCTAAAGATGTAAACAATACATTTACTGCTGCACAAAGAGGAAGCACAGACACAGACACAACTAATAGTGGAAGTGTGACTTTGGACTTTGATACTAACCAAAATTTTGTTTTGACGCTAACTGGAAATGTCACTCTTGCTAATCCTACTACTGAGGCAGTTGGTCAATCTGGGTTTATTACTTTCATACAAGATGGTACTGGTAGCAGAACAGTATCACTAGGCACAGATTATGAAACAGCAGGTGGAGCAGGTTTAACTCTATCTAGCACAGCTAGTACAACGGATATAGTGCCTTATGTGGTTGTTGCTAGTGGTCGTATATTGTTAGGTACTCCACAATTAGCTTTTAGTTAGGAGTAAAAATGCCTTTTGGTTCTTCACAATGGATGTACGCTTCTGGTGGTTTTTACAATGGAGTTGCTACTCAGTCATTAAGGTTTGATAGTGGCAGTAGTGCTAGATTAGAAAAAACACCTAGTGCAAGTGATAGAGTGACTTGGACTTGGAGTGCTTGGGTAAAAAGGTCTAAAATAGGTGTTGAAAGGGCTATTTGGTCAGCAGGAAGTACATCTGGTTTTGCTTTGTTTTTTCATAGTAGCGACCAATTAAGATGTTGGACACAAGGTGGTAATGGTGCAATTTATACTAATGCTGTTTTTCGTGATACAAGTGCTTGGTATCATATAGCCTTAACTGCAAAATCCTCTGGTAATTATTTTGAATTATACATAAATGGTGTTAAGGAAACATCTTTTTCATTTGATGGTAGGTCAACAAATCCTGGGGGTAATGATACTGAAGTAAACAGTAATGCTATTCATTATTTGGGTGCTTGGAACAATGGTGGCTTACAATATTTTGATGGATACTTAGCAGATGTACACTTTATAGATGGTACTTGTGTTGGTGATACTGGTGGTATTTTAGATGAATTTATAGAAATAAAAAATGGTGTTTGTATTCCCAAAGCATATACTGGCTCATATGGAACTAATGGATATAGATTGCAATTTAATCAAACTGGAACTGGTACTGGCTCATCTAGCACAATAGGTGCTGATACTAGTGGTAATGCTAATCACTTTACATCTAGTGGTATAGTTGCTTCTGATTGTGATATGCCAGATAGTCCAGAGAATAATTGGTCAACAATGAACTCTCTAATAAATGGCTATGGCACAAACATTACTATGTCAGAGGGTAATCTTGCAGGAACTGGAACATCTTCTCAATATAATAATACTTTAGGCACTATCTTGATGACTAGTGGCAAATGGTATTGGGAAATTTCAAGTGCTGATTTTAACAACTATGATATGTTAGGTATTGCAATAGAAACAGCAATACAAACTACAGATAGTACACCTTATGGACAAACTGGTGTTATAGCTTATGCTACTCAAGGTGCAGTTTATAATGAAAGTGCTAGTGGAACTGGTTCATATACAGATTTTCTTGATTCTGAAATTATAGGTATTGCAGTTGACTTAGATTCTAGTCCAAGAACATTTAAATTTTATAATAATAATACTTTACAAGGAACAATAAATTTAAGTTCTAATTTTGATGATGTTGGCATATTGCCTTTTTTCTGCATAGGAAATACAGACACAATAAAGGTTAACTTTGGGCAGGATAGCTCTTTTGCAGGATTAAAAACGGCACAAGGCAACACAGATGATAATGGCATAGGTGACTTCTATTACAGTCCACCAACTGGCTATCTAGCATTATGTTCAGTCAATCTTCCAGAGCCTACTATTAGTCCTAATGCAGATACACAAGCTGATGATTATTTTAATACAGTTATTTATGATGGTAATAACGATGCAACAAGAACTTTTGATGTTGGCTTTGTAAGTGATTGGTCTTGGTTTAAAGCTAGAAGTGGAGCAGGTTATGGACATCAATTATATGATAGTGTTAGAGGTGTACAGTTAACATTAAGAAGTAATACTTCTGATTCAGAAGCTACAAACTCAGAGGGCGTTCTTGATTTTGATGACAATGGATTATTAAAAATAGGAACTGATGCTTTCTTAAATGAAAGTGGCACTACTATGGTTATTTGGAACTGGAAAGCAGGAGGAACTGCTGTAAGCAATACAGATGGTACTATAACAAGTTCAGTAAGTGCAAATACAGATGCAGGGTTTAGCATTGTTAGTTATAGTGGGAATGGTGTTAGTGGTGCAACGTTAGGTCACGGATTATCTCAAGCACCTAATTTTGCTATCTGCAAAAAAAGAAGTGCTACTGCAAATTGGAGAGTAGGTACTGACGGAACTGGTACATTAATTGATGGTTATTTTAATTTAACTAATTCAATGGCAGCAGACAGCACAACCTATCAAGCCTTTAATTCATCAACGATTACTCTTGGTGATTCTCAAGATGTTAATGGTTCTGGTGTAACTACTTATATAATGTATGTATTTCATGATGTAGAAGGCTACAGTAAATTTGGTAGTTATACTGGTAATGGTTCATCAGATGGCACGTTTGTTTATACTGGATTTAGACCTGCTTGGTTGATGGTTAAGGTAACTAATATCTCTGGTGAAAATTGGCATATGTTTGATAGCGAAAGAGCACCATTTAATGTTGTTGTGCCAAGATTAATTGCAGATGATAGCACAGCAGAAAACAACAATGATAATATTTTAGATTTTACATCAAATGGGTTTAAATGGCGAGATAGTAATGCAGGATATAATGGTAGTGGTAACACCTACATCTTCATGTGTTTTGCTGAAAATCCTTTTAAATATGCTAATGGAAGATAGGAGACAATAATGGCTTGGTTATACAATGGAAGAACTCTAAAAGTTGGCAAGAGTTGGACTGATGATAATGGATATAAACACCCTTATAATTGGGCATCAGCTTGGTCAGCAGAAGACAAAGAGCAATGGGGTGTAACGTGGCAAGATGACGTAGATACTAGCTATGATGAACGATTTTATTGGGCAAGAGATGTAGAACGTAGCCTAACAGATGTTAATGCAGTTGACGAAGACGATAATCCAATACTAGACCAAGATGGAAATCAAGTTGTTACTAAGGGTCTAAAAACTATTTGGATAGAAAGAACAAAAGCTACAGCACAAGAAAAATTGAATAAACACGATTGGCTGATTATTAGAAATGCAGAAAAGTCGACTGCTATACCATCAGAGATAAGCACTTACAGAGATGCTGTAAGGACTGCAAGTGGAACAATAGAAACAGCTATAAATGCTTGTGCAGATTTAGATGCTTTCAAGGCTTTATTTGTAGTGCCTACAGATGATGATGGTAATCCTACTGGCAATGCTCCCATATATGATTTCCCAGAGGAGGTGTAATTGGTCAAAGCATCAGAAGTAAAAGCACAGATAGATACACATGAAGCAGTATGTGCTGAAAGATGGAAAGAAACTATTTTACGCATCAAACGTATAGAACATATAATGATTGGTACAGCAGGTACTATGATAATTATGATGGCAGGCTTATTACTGAGGTGACACTATGCTTGAAATGCTAGTGGTTGCTAATTCTGCCTTTGCAATAATCAAACAAACTATACAAAATGGCAGAGAACTATCTTCAGCAGGTGCTGCAATCGCTAACTTTGTAAGTGCAGAAGAACAACTCAAACAAGATTTACATAAAAAAAAGAACAGTATTTGGACTAACTTTTTAGGTAAAACAGACAATGACCTAGAAGAGTTTATGGCTTTGGAAGAGATACGAGTTAAGAACGATCAGCTTAGAGAGTTCATGCAGCTATACGGCAGACCAGGTCTATATAATGACTATGTTTCTTTTTGTGCAGAAGCTAGGAAGAATAGAAGGCAAGCTAAGATAGATGCTGAGAAACGTAAAGAGAAGATCAAAGACACAGTATTGAAGGTAATACTAGCTATATTAATTACTGCTTTGTTGTCAGGTGTAGTTACTGTACTGGCAATCATAGCTAAGAAGAAAGGTATCATATGACAGCTTTCTTACTTGCTTGCACAATGAATGGCATAGCTACTGGTGGTATATACTTCCAAAACGTAAACCATTGCATTGATTACAAAGACAAACTTAATCAACAAACCTTTATGAAAGATGATAAGCCACAAACATATGAGTGTATATGTAAGCTCGTACCTTTTGTGGATACAGAGAAAGTGAGGGTATACTAATGGTTACAGTAGAACAATTCCTTAAATGGAAGATACTACCAAGATGTATGATGCTTGCTAGTACAGTCATGTCATGGAGATGTGCTGAATGGTTTATGGATTTAGATGCACCAACAGCAGCACAATCAGCATTTGTATCTGTGGTTATGGGTGTAATGACAGGTGTCTTTGGTATATGGATGGGTCACGAACATAAGGAGCATAAGTAATGTTAACAGCATTGATAGGACCAGTTACCAATTTAGTTGGTAAGTTTATAGAAGATAAAGATGCCAAGAATAAGTTGGCACATGAGATAGCAACTATGGCTGAAAAGCACGCCCAGGAGTTAGCTAAAGGACAACTAGAGATAAACAAGGCAGAAGCACAACATAAGTCAATCTTTGTTGCTGGTTGGAGACCTTTTATTGGCTGGACTTGTGGTGTAGCTTTGTGTTGGCACTTTGTCCTGGCACCAGTAACAATGTTCTTGTGTGCTTACATAGGTGTAACAATACCTGATCTCCCAACATTTGACATGGGATCACTTATGACTGTATTAATGGGTATGTTAGGATTAGGTGGTCTTAGAACTTATGAGAAGCAAAAAGGATTGACAAAATGAGGTCAAAATCTACAGTAAACAAATCAGGTAACTACACCAAGCCTACTATGAGAAAGCAGTTATTCCAAAGGATAAAGGCTGGTGGTAAAGGTGGTAAGCCTGGTCAATGGTCTGCAAGGAAAGCACAAATGCTTGCCAAGCAGTACAAAGCTAAAGGTGGTGGATATAAGTAATGGCACTAACAAAGCGACAAAGATCCCTGAAATCGTGGACAAAACAGAAATGGCGTACTAAAAGTGGTAAACCTAGTACACAAGGGCGTAAAGCAACAGGTGAGCGTTATCTACCTGAGAAAGCGATTAAGGCTCTTAGTGCCAGTGAATACGCCAAGACTACGGCTGCTAAACGAAAAGCAACTAGAGCAGGTAGACAAGTATCTAAACAACCCAAAAAGATTGCAGCAAAAACGAAAAGATATAGAAAGGTTAAGTAATGTCAAAGCTGAGTCCAAACTTCTCTCTGAACGAATTAACGAAGAGTCAAACAGCAGAACGTAAAGGCATTGTCAATGCTCCTAATGCTGATGAGATATATAACTTGAGGTTGTTAGCTGAGAATATCTTGCAGCCAATACGAGATAAGTTTGGTTCATTCATAGTATCAAGTGGTTACAGATGCCCAGAGTTATCTGTTGCTATAGGAAGTTCTGAGAATAGTCAGCACTGTAAAGGACAAGCAGCAGACTTTGAGGTAGCTGGTGTAGATAACTACGAGCTTGCCAAATGGATAGAAGAAAACCTGGACTTTGACCAGTTAATCTTAGAATGTTATACTGGTGGTAACAGTGGCTGGATTCACTGTAGTTATGTTGATAAAGGAAGAAAAGAAACACTAACTTATGACAAGATTAACGGCTATAGAAGTGGTTTGATTAATGGCTAAGACACCAGCATGGCAAAGAAAAGCAGGTAAGAATCCCAAGGGTGGATTAAATGCTAGGGGTAGAGCTTCTGCTAGAAAGCAGGGAATGAATCTAAAGGCACCAGTTAAGAAAGGTGACAATCCAAGAAGAGCAAGTTTTTTAGCTAGAATGGGAGGTATGCGTGGACCTGAAAGAGATAGTAAAGGAAAGCCTACAAGGTTATTGCTCTCGCTTCGTGCATGGGGTGCGAGTAGTAAGGCTGATGCTAAGCGAAAAGCTGCTGCAATTAGCAAACGTAACAAAGCCAAGAAAGGATAAAGATATGCCAATGGGAAAAGGAACTTATGGTTCTAAAAAAGGAAGACCAGCTAAGAAAAAGATGGCTGGTAATGGTTTAACTGCAAAGCAAAAGACATTGCCTAGTGCTTTGCAAAAAAAGATAATGAAGGCTAAGAAGAAAAAGAAGTAATTACTCTTTCTTTTTTCGGTATCTGTATCGAACTCCGTCTCTTGATGGTCCATGTTTATGGTCATAGCTAGATCCACCAGTGACTAATTCAGATAAACTAGAGTGACCAGTATATACTTGTGTTGGTTCTCTAAAGACCCTGCCGTACTCTTTTTCGTTTACGGCTCTTGGATCATCAAGCACACTCCAATCTTCTAATTCTTCTTCAGTATCAACTACAACTGGTTTTAACTGTCCAACACCATGATAGATGCAGCTTTTGCATCTCCTTTGCAGGTTTCTCTTAGTGGTAACTTCTTTTAGTTTAGCACCACAAACATAGCAGTTCTCAAAGTCAATTCCAGCCTTGTTGTACTTCATTATTCTCTCCATTTATTTCGCTTGCATAAACAAACCAACGCTTCCCAAACTTTTTACCTTTGACCTCTCCGTTTTGTAACAAACGAAGAAGTCTTTTTCTATTGCTTGGTGTATCTCCAAACATCAGTTCGGTAGCTTCTTGAGTAGAATAATACGCTTTAGAATGGTATGTCATCATTTAACTCATCTTTTAGTGCTGAAATAGGACTAGGCTTTGGTGGATCAATAGACTGAGCTAGTGATTTCATGCCTGGTTGTGACACACCATCTGATATACTATCGGTGTATTGACCTTGCACTACCTCTGATATGGCAAGACCAAGTGATCCGTCATCATTACCAAATAACTTTACACTATACCTAGCATCTTTTCTTAGATAGATATCTGCTGGACTGCCGTCTTTGTATGGTGTCCACTTTGAGTTACCATGTGTAGCTTTGCCCTCTGAGTTAGGGAATAGCGTTATGTTTACTACTTTTCTATATTGATTAGCCATTTAATTTCCTTTCTAGTTGGTCTAAATACTTTAGAAATACCTGACTTGCCTTCTTAAACAAGTCAGGGTTATGTTGTTTCATCTCATTTAAGGTAGTTTGAGATTCAGTGTAGAATGAATTTAATTGGTCAGTTGTTCTTTTTTGCTGACACCAATGCTCAAAATCTTCTACTTTTTTAGCGTGTATTTGTCTCCTTTCTTCGTCTGTTAATTCTCTAGGTTGTGGGGGTTTAGGTGGAATACTCTTAACATCTTCTTTTGTCAAAGGTTGAGGAGCCTGGGGTTTTGGGGATACGAGTTTGTTCGGCTCCTCTTTCATAGCTTGCGTTTTTCTCTGAACTGCGTCAAGTTCATTCGCACTAGCATACTCTCCACCAGCTAGTCCAAGACTAGCCAAAGCTCTACCTATTGCAGAAGTCTCAGCGTTTTCCAAAGCAGATGTTGTATTGACCATGCCTTGTCCTCGTATCTCTTCTGCCATACCAGCACCTACACTTCGACCATCTTTATCTGTGATGATAGCTTTGATAACAACTCGCTTGCCATCATTGACTAGTATCTCAGTATTAAGACCAAAGTCTGTGCCATGTATACGTCTAAAGGCTTCCATTCTATGCACCACTTGTGTGTATAGCTTGCCACCTTTTTGTTTGACACCATGAGACTTGTGTAAGTCTGCAATGGTATCCATAGTTTTAGCTAAGTTACTCATTGTTTCCTCTCATTAACTTACTTAACATTTCCATAAGCACTTCGTTTTGTTTGGTAACAACTTCGTGCTTACTCTCTAGTTTAGCTATACGATCCTCTAATATATCTATAGCTTGTGCATGATACTGCTCAGTATCACT